AGATACCCACAATATAATGATACTTTAGGAAAAGTTGAATTATTAGGAGACTATTCAAATGTATCTAATTATATTAGAGTAGAAACATCAGACGCCGTTGACTCAAAAGCATTATCAGCAAAATTAAAACCAAAAGGATTTAAAGCAGTATATAACCCAATAACAACATCTTCATTAGCTATAGCTACTACATTCCCTTCTGCTTCCGTAGAATCAACACAAGAAATAGGAGGAGCTTATAACTCTAAAGGGTATTTAGGTTGGAAATTTGACGACAAAGAATCAGATAATTCTAACTTTATAAGACCCCTACCAGCATCAGCAGAAGTAAATATAGCAGGAAACTTTAATGTTGATTCTTATACGGGTCATAAAAGCTCTAGTTTATGGACCGGATCATTAAGTGCATCAATAGATTCAACAGGAGCTACTGGACCTACAGCTAACCAACTTAAATTCACAGTTCCTTTCCAAGGGGGTGAAGATGGTATAGCACCATGGATACCAATTTTCACAGGAAATGAAAGTACAATACCTGGAGGGTATGCGGACGGAACTAATTTATATGGGTTTGATTTAAGTACAACAAGCAAAGCAGGATATATTGGATATAAAAAAGCATTAGATATTTTATCAAATCAAGACGAATATGATATTAATATGTTAGCATTACCAGGTGTAATAAAGCAAGTACACTCATCAACAACAACAGCAGCGGTGGATATGGTAGAAACAAGAGGAGATGCGTTTTATGTAATGGATTTAGCAAAATATGACCAATCAGTTAACCAAGCAGTCAACACAGCAGAGGGATTAGACACAAACTATGCCGCAGTATATTATCCATGGGTTAAAGTACTCGATACTGCCGCTAATAGACCAGTATTAGTACCCCCATCAGTAATTGTACCAGGAGCTATAGCAGCATCAGATCAAATTGCTGCTGAATGGTTTGCACCAGCAGGTTTAAATAGAGGGGTATTAGGAAATGTATTAGAAGCTAAGATAAGATTAAACCAATCTGAAAGAGACAGATTATATGATGCAAAAATTAATCCTATCGCAACATTCCCTCAAACAGGTGTAGCAATTTGGGGTCAGAAAACACTTCAAGAAAGATCAACAGCTCTTGATAGAATTAATGTTAGAAGATTATTAATCGCAGTTAAGAAATTTATTGCAAGTTCATCTAGATATTTAGTATTTGAACAAAATACTAATGCAACAAGAAATAGATTTTTAAATATTGTTAACCCTTATTTAGAATCAGTACAACAAAGACAAGGATTGTATGCTTTTAGAGTACAAATGGATGAAAGTAATAATACACCAGATGTAATAGATAGAAATCAATTAGTAGGTGGTATTTATTTACAACCAACTAAAACAGCTGAGTTTATTATACTTGATTTCAACATTCTTCCAACAGGAGCAACATTTGATGCATAAAAAAAGAAAAGTATTATATTTATAATAGAATAAAAACAAACACAAAAAGATGGCAATATTAAATACAAACGAAATGATGTTCACAGCATTCGAACCAAAGTTACAAAACAGGTTTGTAATGTACATCGACGGTATTCCAGCTTACTTAATAAAGAAAGTAAGTAGACCAAGCGTAACATTTGGGGATATAACTCTTGATCACATTAACGTGAAAAGAAAATTAAAAGGAAAAGCTGAATGGGGAAATATCACAGCAGATCTTTATGATCCAGTAACACCATCAGGTGCACAAGCAGTAATGGAGTGGATTCGTTTATCACACGAATCTGTAACAGGTAGAGATGGTTATTCTGATTTCTATAAAAAAGATATTAGATTTAACGCATTAGGTCCTGTAGGAGATGTTGTTGAAGAATGGATATGTAAAGGAGCATATGTTCAAGCAGCTAACTTCGGCGATTTCGATTGGACTTCCGATACACCAGCGAATATTAACTTAACTATTAGAATGGATTATGCCATCTTAAATTACTAATAGTAATAACTTATATAAAAGTAAAGCGCCTATTTTGGCGCTTTCTTTGTCTGTTATATATGTATATCTGAAATTAGTTATAAACAATAATAATAAACGTTATGGAAAAACCAAACAAACCAACCTTCCCAACGGAAGAAGTCACATTACCCTCAAAAGGTTTACTTTATCCTGAATCTTCACCTTTATCTAAAGGAACTATTGAAATGAAGTATATGACAGCAAGAGAAGAAGACATCCTTACCAATCAAAATTATATCGAAAACGGAACCGTGATAGATAAACTACTCCAATCATTAATAGTAACTTCTATAGATTATGATGAATTACTAGTAGGTGATAAAAACGCAATCCTAATTGCAGCTCGTATTTTAGGGTATGGTAGCGATTATTCATTCCAATATAATGATGAAGAAGTAAATATTGAACTAACAGAGGTTAAAGATAAACCCTTAAATGATAGTTTAATTACTAAAGGTAAAAATACATTTCATTATACTCTACCCACATCAAAAATTGAGGTTACTTTTAAGATATTAACACATAAAGATGAAAAAGCAATAACTAATGAAATAAAAGGCCTTAAAAAAATTAATAAAAAATCCTCGGCAGATATAACAACCCGAATGAAATATTTATTAACTTCTGTAAATGGGGATAGTGAGAAAAAAACAATTAGGGAATTTGTTGATACTCAATTATTAGCAAGAGATTCAAGAGCATTAAGGAACTATGCATTAGATATTCAACCAGATGTTGACCTGACATTTGAGTATGAGGATAATAAAGGTAACACATCGAGAGTAAATATCCCTATCGATGTTAACTTTTTTTGGCCTGACGCCGGAGTATAGGAGTATCCTATTTACCCAAATGCATGATCTGGTGTACCATGGAGGTGGTGGATTTATACATTCAGAGATATACAACATGCCTATTTGGATGAGAAGGTTTCATATTGGGAAAATAAACGAATTCCATAAGAAACAAAAAACAGAGAGGGAAAAACAACAAGGCCAATCCAATTTAGGAGATGGTAAAATATCTAGACCTAATGTTAACCCATCATCAATATTTAATATTAATAAATAAAAGACACGCAAGTGTCTTTTGTTTTTCTATATTTATACATGAATAATAATATACTATGGGAGAAGAATTCGATCACGATAATTTAAATAAAATAGCAGATGCGGCTAGAGACTCCAGAAGTCTCATAGATGAGATGTATAGCAGTATAAGTAGGTTTAATAAACAAGTAACCTCAGGAGCCAAAATAGGGAAAACATTATTAAATAATTTTAAGGGTCTAGCTAAAGAAGCAGATAATGTAAGTAAATCAGCATCAACTTTAGCTACAAGAACTAACGCAGTAAATAAGGCCCTTGAAAAGGCAAAAGAAATAAAAGCAAAACAATTAAGTTTTGAGAGAGAATCAGAGGTATTTGCTAAAAAAGCACAAACATCAAGTGGGAGAATAAAAGCAGAATACCTAGCCCAGGCCCAACATTTATCAGATGCCGCCCGAGAAGCAGGGGTAATATCACAACATTATTCTGATATAGCTAAAGAAGCAGCCGAGTTAGATAAAAGTACCCAGTTTTTTAAGGGAGCTTCCACCTTTATGAGTAGTATCCCGGGGTTAAAAGCATTCGCGGGACCTTTCCAAGAAGCAGAAAAATCAGCAAAACAAGCATTATTAGATGGTAAAACTTCCCAGGAGGCAATGCAGATAGGATTTAGTAAAATGGGTCCTATGATAGGAAAAATGTTTGGATTATTTTTACTAAAATCATTATTCACAGCAAATGACCAGATAGTAGAGATGCAACGTAACATAAACATATCTGAAAAATCAGCTTATAAATTCAGAAACAATCTATCATTAGCAGCGGCAAATGCAAATAACTTAAGAGTAACATCAGAGGGTATGATGAAAACCAACGCAGCCCTCAATGAACAGTTAGGATACGCACTACAATATGACACAGATAGATTAGTAGTCCTTACTGAGATATTAGATGCTCAAGTGATGTCTAATGAAGCAGCAGCACAATTAAGTATATTATCTAATAATGCAGGGATGTCTATAGATGATGCGTTAAAATCCCAAGAAGCAGCAGTAAACTCTGTAAACCAAGAATATGGAGCTAGAATATCTTTACAAGGGGTATTAGAAGCTTCTAGTAAAGTATCTGGTCAAATAAAAGCACAATTAGGAGCTAATCCTGAAGCTATAGCAAGAGCAGTAACACAAGCTAAAGCATTAGGATTTGAATTAGAACAAATAGCAAATTCGGGCAAACAATTACTTAACTTTGAATCATCTATAGAAGCTGAACTAAAAGCAGAATTACTAACAGGTAAGCAACTTAACCTTGAAAAAGCAAGAATGGCAGCTCTAACAGGTGATTATGAAACATTAACTTCTGAAATAGCTAATAATGTAGGTGACTGGAGTGATTTCAGTAAAATGAATGTACTCCAACAAGAAGCATTAGCTGAATCTGTAGGGATGACTGCTGATGAATTATCTAATACTCTTTTAAAACAAGGAGATATAGCAGCTATGATGCAAGAAGCAAAAGACACAGGGGATGAACAGACCCTCCAACAACTAACTGCTATTAGTAACTCAGAAAAGTTTGCAAAATCTCTAGAAAAGGTAAAAACAATGTTTGTAGATGTTATGGCTGTTATTTCACCTATAACACACGCTGTAGGTTTCATAGCTGATATGTTTGGTAGTATACCAGGGATGATAGGTTTAGGTATAGTAGGATTAGTGAAAATGATACCTATATTAAAGGCATTAAGAGCAAGTTCAATGGTGAGCGCAGTAGCAAATATATTTGCTTCTGCTTTTAAAATGCATCCACTTGCAGGTATAGCATTATCAGCAGCCGCCTTAGGATCCTTATATGCAGCTACTAAAAAAGCAGTAACCATGGATGATGGTACCATCAGCTCCAAAGGTATGACAGTCAACCACCCAAAAGGAACCATCCAACTTAATAAAGACGATTCCATCATAGCAGGAACTAACTTAGGGGGTGGGGGAGGAAATAACGCCAGTATTGATTATAATAAAATGGCTAATGCAATGTCTAATGTTCAAGTAAAATCAGAAACCAGCTTTAGTCGATGGAAACATAAAAGTCCTATGTCTGTAAATGGGGATTATAATTCTAATGTCACATCCTTTACAAATATGACTTAATAGTCGAAAAAAATAATATTTAATTATATTTATAATAAACCACAATTATGGGATTAAAAAACAAACAAACACAATTTGATTTAGTACAAGGAAACTCCCCAGTAGAGGAGATGGATTACCAATCGGGACCTCAATTTCAACTCCCAATAGATGAAGCGTCTCAAATACACATAAATTCTCTAAAAGATTTACCAATAACATCACCACATCAAGATTTAGATGGGTTACCTGATTATTTATTTAATACTCTAAATGGAACAAGTGATTCTCCCTTCCAAAGTCATTTAGGGGATCATTTAAAATCTTTATTAACTAAAAACGCAAAATCAACGAATACAGGTATGGTTTATGAACCTGGAACTCAAGACTTAAATGGTAACCAAGGACCACAATTCCAATTACCCACAGATCAAGCATCACAAAAACATATCAATTCATTAACCCAACAATCTACTTACCAACATGGTAATTCAACAGCAACTGTAGGTCCTTCAACTCAAGATATGGATGGTTCTAATGGTCCTAGCTTTATGAATACTAACCAGATTCAAACCCAACTAACAAGTTTAGAGGAAATATATCAAAGTACTATAAACCCAGGAGCGAGTTATGGAGCAGGTCAACCAGGATCCACATATCCTAAGATAAACCCATCAAATTTAGACATAAATGGACAGAAGGGCCCTGAATTTGATACAGGGAAACCTAGTCAAGTACATGCAGACCCAAACCAAAAAACACCTACTGAATTAGTAGCAGATTATACAAGTAAAGTAAATCCAGGAGCAAATTATGGAAATTCACAATGGCCTGTAGTACCAGCAGTAACCCAAGACCTAAATGGTAATGCAGGTCCTAAATTCGATAAAGGAGCATTAGACCGTATTCATGGTTACCCTCAAAACCTATCAAAACCCCCTACAGAATTAGTAGCAAATTATACAAGTACAGTTAACCCATCATCTAATTATGGTAATTCAAATTGGCCAGTAGTACCAGCAGTAAACCAAGATTTAGATGGGGTAAATGGACCTTCATTTAATGGTAATGGTCAAACACTACACAAAGATTTATTAGCTAATATTTACCAAAGTTCAGTAAACCCAGGGGCGTCTTATGGTGCTGGTCAATCAGGGGGAACATGGCCTTCTGTTAAACCAGGAACTCACGACTTAAATGGGGGCCTCCCTTCAACAGGACAATATATAAACAATTTACCAAAATAAAATGGCTCTTAAAAAATTACTAACAAACCTCGAACAGGGACTAAACGCATATCCCAACCACAATACTCCATCGAGTGCTGGGGGGTTTAATTATGGTAATTCTACTACTAGAATATTTGATTCAAAGTCTTTTAGACAAAAATCATATAAATTTGGACAGGGTACTGCTAATGATAGACCAGAAGGGGGATTTAGTAATGAACCTTTTATAAAAAATGGTTATATAGTAGGGGATTTATCAGAATTCACACAAGGTCTTGACAATTTTACAGATGGGATGGTAAGAGGGGGAGTGATAACACACGCAGAACACCTTTTAACAGACGCTGATAGAATAACTCAGTTTATGATATCCCCTAAAGGATTATCTTTTATTACTAAACAAAGAGGACTCCAAAAAACCAACCCTATGATAAGTGAGCCTGTTGGGGCAGAATTGGGAGATCAAAGAACATACAATTTTGGAGTAAATACAATAGCATCTGTAGCAGCCTCAGGTACAGGACTAAGATTTAAGAGAGAAGGAACCATAACAAATAATGAAGGATATGTAGAAGGAATGCAACTCCTTTATGATGAATATAAGGACGATGTAGAGGGACAGGTAAATTCTAATAGGATAGGTTATCTATATAAAACCCATATTTTAGGAGAGGATATAGCGAGGGGAAAAGACGACGAAAGATCCCCACTATTACAAGGACTTGTATCCCAAATGTTTGCGGATGCTGAAAAACTACAATCTACTGATACGGGGATGAAGTTATTTGATGTAGGGGGGGATCTTTTAGGAAAAGGATTAGAATTATTAGGAACCGCAACACAAGCCACAGAAGCTTTCATTGGTAAAATATTAGGGAAAGTAGATGAAGCCTTAGATCAAGTACATAATACCATAGGCAATTGGATAAACAAAGCATTAAATATACAAGTCCATGGGGAGGAGTTATATTCTTATAATGGGGGACCGGGTTCTCTTTATGGCATTGGCAAAACAGAAATTAGAAAATATGGACCTTATACAACATTTGCGGCTGAAAATTTAAGATCAACAGAAAAAGGAGCATTTTTAAATAGGGGAACCTTAGATAAGGGTTTTATACTTAATAGTTTCTATAATTTAACAAATATAGACGTTAAATCTATATCAGAACAACACTCGGGGGGGGATGGGAAGGTAATAGATAACATTATATCAAAACCAAGATTTAGCCAAACTGTTTTTAAAGCCCACGATGAACAAAATTGGAACGTTCATAATTACCAAAATACTTTATGGACAGAGGGAAATAAAAGGGCACCAGGGATAGATTACAATGCACTTACTACTAATGGTGTTAAATATAATAGGGAAGCAAGAGTAAATATGGGTAATCCTGGAGCTAAATCTAATAAAAATGGAGATAGAGATCCATATTTAACTCAAACTATTGGAAAAACATCTTACCATAACTATAATATCTACAATGTATCTAAAGTAGATAAAATAAATATGTTGGATGTTTTTAGAACAAATGGGAAATTAGCAATTAAGGAAGTAAGAGACTTAGTTAGATTTAGAATGGAGATGGTAGACACTGATAAACCAGGAATGTATGATGCTATCATATTCAGAGCATTCCTTGATGATATTAGGGATAATTTCAACACTGAACATAATACCTTTAAATATAATGGTAGAGGAGAAGAATTCTACACATACAATAGTTTTAAACGTAACATTTCTTTTAGCTTCAAAATAGCAGCACAAAGTCGTCATGAAATGATGCCTTTATATAGAAAATTAAACTATTTAGTAGCAAATACAGCACCTGATTATGGTCCTTCAGGTAGGATGAGAACCCCTTTTATGAGATTAACTATAGGATCGTGGATGGATAGAATACCAGGGGTTATAAATAGTATTAATATATCATGGCAAAAAGATTATCCTTGGGAAATATCAGTATCTGGTCCCGAAGGGAAGTCAGATTCGCATATGCAAGTATTACCCCATGTATTAGATGTTAATGTAGCTTTTACTCCTGTACATGCATTCTTACCAGAAAAATCAATACACTCTCCATTCATATTATCTCATGAAGGTAATAGAAAATCATTAAAAGAGGCCCAAAAGTGGTATAAACCCCCAATATCGAAAGATGCAACAGAAGCTTTAACATTAGGAACAACTAAATTAAAAGTAACCGATCCACTAAATTTTTTATTATAACCAAACAACAATTCCCTAATAATGCCAAGTAGATTAGATTATATATCAAGAAAATTTGGGAGAAAAACAACTCTTAAAGCAATAAAATATCCGGAAATAGAACCCTCCACGGATGATATTTATATTATAACAACTGTGGGCGATAGACTTGACTTACTGGCTTATGATTTTTACCATAATACTGATTTATGGTGGATAATTACAAGTGCTAACCCCGATATTATACGTAGGGATGGATTTGTTTTAAAACCAGGGTTGGAAATTAGAATACCCAGTGATTATTATGGTGTATTAAAATTATTTGAAGATTTAAATAAATAAGTTATGTCTATTTTTAAGGAAACATTTCGTGATTTTGTTTTTAAGCAATTAAGAATACGAGAGGCTATAGTAAAACAAGGGAACGGGGCAGTAAATAGAACAGGACGCCCCAGAATAGACATCCAATCCTCAGCAACCACTACTGAAAAACTACCACTTCCCGCGGGAGCCTTTTACACAAACACAGTTGAAAGACAATGTGTTATTAGAATGTGTTCAGGTGTAGATTTAAATGAAAAAAACACTATATTAGATTCTGATGATCCCCGACATTCTGATTTAATAGGTAATGGTTTAGCTATTAGATATATTCTTGAGGGAGGGGTGGCTGCAAAAAATATAGATATTAATATTAAGGGAAGTCGAACCTTAGGAAAAGGAAATAAATTAGAATTAGCCCCTAGAGGGAGAGACCATAAAAACTTCAGCCCAGGTTCATATGGGTCTTCCTATGGTGACCCTTATATCCGTTCAGATGCAAAAGATGGTTATGGTATAGTACCTATGCCTGGAATTATAGATGCTAACATCAGAACAAAAACAGCTTATGGTTCACTTCGTGAAGCTAAGGTAAAGTTTGTATGCCATAATAGACGTCAGCTTGAGGTATTGGAATTATTATATATGAGACCAGGGTTCCCTATTATGCTAGAATGGGGATGGTCTACCTTTGTAAATAATGATGGACTTAAAGGTGAATTCCCTCCACTAATGCATGAATTTTTTATAAAGGATTATAATATTTCATCATTACAAAAATCAATAATAAAGAATAAATTATCAACAGGGGGTAATTATGATGCTTTTGTTGGGTATTGTAAAAATTTCGAGTTCACATCAAGATCTGATGGGGGTTATGATTGTACCACAGAGATAATAGCTATGGGGCAGGTATTAGAAGGACTAAAAGGAAGAAGAGAGGGAAAAGTAATGGAAACTGAAGCAGGGGATTATGAAGTAGATAATTTAGAATATTATCTACACGCCCTTAAGACCTTCACATCACAAGGAATAGTTGAAGGGATAGAGGGAACAATGTTTGCGGGTTTTGATCACATGAGGGATGAGGATGAAGAAAGATTAAATGCAGAAATAAGAAGAAATGTAAAAACGTACAATTCCTTTATAGAAATTCTGATGATATACAACCCAAATGCAATAGTTAAGAGGTATTCAGATTCTCAATTAGAAGATATAATAAAATATGAATCTGAATTTCAAAAATTGATGTCAGTTGGGTTTGGTACTGGTGGGGAAGAAGGATGGGGACGTATGAATGTATCCCAAAAAGAACACTTACAAAAGGATTTATTAGCAGGAAACCAAAAACACGCTTTTGATAATATGTCTGATGACTTTCGAACAGAAGGATTTGGGCTCCTCCAAGAATATCACAAAAACCTCGATTCTATGAATGATATTATAGATAAGGTAATTATAAGAAAAAAAGAACCCCTAGGGATAGATGGGGAAGAAGAAATAGCAACATCATCAAATTCACAATATATAAGATGGGATTTTTTAGTCATGTTATTAAACACTAGTGTTATAGACCAAACCAAAATAGACGATGACCCCATAACCAGAATATCCTATTTAGATGGATTACATACTTCTTCAGCACCCCTTAAATATGTATCAGGACCCCTAAAAGCCCCTATACTAACAGACTTTTCTGTAGATCCTTTGGTGTGTATGTTACCCCACCAAATGAAAAGAAGTAATGATGAAAAATATAAAAATATAAAGGACATATTTTTGTGTGTCCCTTATCTATATAAAACCTATATGGATCTTAGATATATAGATGGAGGCCTAGACCCAGATTTTAGTATATTTAAATGGTTAGATAAAGTATGGGAGGGGGTAAATTTAGCTACAGGGGGAAATCATGATTTTACACTTACAACAGAATTAGAACGACCAGAAGTACTTAGAGTTGTAGATATGATTTTTGAAAGTCCTATTCAACCAGAGGAACTATTTGAAGTAAAAATCCAAGGTAATGAATCTATAGTAAGAGATTTTTCATATAATACAACAATCCCAAGTGCTTTAGGTGCAACTATAGCTATAGCAGCTCAATCCCCTAACTCTATAAATGATTTAGATCAAGTAACATTTGCAGCTTTTAATAAAAATACAAACTATAGATTTTACCAAGAGGAAAATGAACAATCTGAAAGTGAAATTAAGCTTTTAGCTGAGAGATTTGAAAGACAAAAATCTGAATTAGCGTCTAATATGCAGGCCCTAATGCAATATCATGAGTTACTTCTTGAAGGGGAAATGTTTGCTGATCAAGAAGAAAAATTAGATGCAATAAATAAACAATCAGCATCAAATATGTTGAAATCTTTAGCAACAAAATCAATTGGAATAATGTCAAAATTCCAAAAAAATACGGTCATAGATGGAGTTACATGGTATAAAGGCATGACAAAACCAAACCCAAAAATGAATAAATCTGCCATCATCCCCTTAAAATTCACTTTTAAAATAGATGGTATAGGAGGTATAGTAATAGGTAATGTATTTAAAGTACAAAAAGACAGATTACCCAAAGGATACCAAGGAGACGATATAGCTTTCATAGCAATGACAGAGCAACAAAATATAACATCAGGTCAAGATTGGACAACAGATATATCCGGACAATTAGTTTTACTAGATATACACCCGGAAGATGAGAACGAATACGCTCTCTGGGATGATATGGATCTAGATCCTAATAAGTTTGGTGAAGGAATGGGAGTCAATTATCAGGTAGATCAAAAGGATTGGAGGACGGGTTTAGAATTTAGAAAAGAAGACGATATATCATTAGAACAAAGAAATACAGATCCTTATATGAATGAGGTTTTTGCGGGTAGTCGTGTATACCTAAAATTAAATGAAGAAACGAATATAAGATCGGGACCGATAATTGATAATGAGAGTTATGGTTGGACTTTGAATTACGATGATAATAATATAGGGACAATAAAGGGGGAAAGAGGCATGTATTTGGGGGTAGTAAAAAAAGTACAAAACGCAGACTCTTTAGGCGATTTAGAATGGATCAGTGATGAAGACCATGATAATGGGGGGTATTATAAAAACACAGAAACAGGGGCAAAGGTAGAAGGTGCAAGTCTAAATACAACCGTCCCTTGGTACTGGATTGAATTCGATATAGGTACTAGTATTAATGATATAACACCATTCAGAAAAGCCTTTAATTGGGGGTCAGTGATGAAGGGAGGTGGAACTATAGATGACAATGGAGCAGATGAGTGGGATCAATTTATGGACGATGGGGATAACTTCCAATTTGACACACTATCAGACCATATCGATACATGGGAGGGAAGTACCAATGAGGGTATAGACCCTACAGCCCTATTTAACAGAATCGAAAAAGGAGAGGGGGGCCGAGGTTGGATGCGTATTGATGTTTTAATGTCAGGAAGATCAGTAGAAGATGAGAAACAAGCTGCAATCCAACAACAGAATCTCGAATTACAAGATTTAGACGAAAATGGCGAATAGATTTAAAAAATAAATTATGGGATATACACCTAAATCAAAATACAAAATAAAAGAAGCCTCTAAAGGGGAGCTTATATATAAATTATCAAGAAAACCCTATATAGGCAGCTATATAGAATTTAGCAGTGGTAAAATATATGCTGGTAATAACCCTAATAAATTAAAAAACCAATTATTAAAAAAATCAAATGAATCTGATTTAATAGGAAAAGATAATAATATAAATACACATATTTTTCTTAATAAAGATACCTTTAAATATCTTTCCAAAACCCAATCTCCAACTTATTCTAAACCAAAACCAACAAAAAAAGACTACAAAATAGGACACTTCAACAGATATTTTTTAAAAAAAGTAAATGAACAAGTGGGTTTTATGGAAATAAATAAAAAAACCTATAAATCATTAAGACAAAAAGAAGGAAAATACGATCATTTATTATATCAAGCGGGTTCTATAACATGGTCAATTACTAACTCCCACAAAGAATCTGAATCAGTATTTAATAGTAATTTCTTATCAGTACAAAAACTCGAAAGAGATTTCCCCTTATTATCTACATTTTTCAACACTTATAATGAATATACTAAGATAAACTTACCCCCCTCAACAATTAATGAAACAAATGAAAAGGAACTCTTAAAACAGAAAATGCTAGAGTTTGAGGCAGATTTAATGAATTCCCAAAATAAAGATGAATTCAAAGATAAAGTAAGAAAAATAAAACACAAAAATAAAATGGTAAGTGCTTATAGAAATATTAGAAAAATATTTTAAATAATAATTTGGTCACCTAACATCCTTTTATTACATTAAGGTATGTTCTACCTTATAGAAACCGAAGATCAGCTTAAAAACTTAGAAAGCAAATTACGAAAATCCCATCGTATACATCTTGAATATATTCAAGGCAACGACAACACACACCCAGCACTTGCGGAAGTAATAGCTATATACATCAATACTGGATATCCAAATAATGAGGGATACATAATCCCTATTAACCACCCAGAATGTATAAATTGGGATAAAGACGAAATATTTGAATGGTTGCGAAGGGATGGTAGTAGAGAGTTTTATGTAAGAGATAAAAAAGCGGCCTTACATACCAACCCCACAATCCATTATACGGATATACAACACTGCCTATTCCGCAATAAAAACATACTACTTACGGACACACATAATACTCAAGCACACGCATGGTATTACCGAAAATTCGCGCAAATTAAGGCGAATAAAATAATACCTATTGGGAAGCACCATGAGCGCTGTGAATCGAAACACCGCGAAGTAATACAAGATTTTACCACTGGGTTTGATAGATTTTCATCTGAATATTTTGACGATATATTACTACCTGTCTTACATAAGTTAGAGAAGAATGCATTAAAATTCAATGACAAGTTTGATGACTATTTTACACTAAAAAGCAAAAAATTCTCCATAAAAGAAAATCATATATACGGACAATATAACCCGTATACTACAACCGGAAGACCTGTAAATAACTTTAATGGAATAAATTTTGTTGGGTTAAAGCACGATAACGGAGAACGTGATTGTTTCGAACCAGATAATGATGTTTTTGTTGAAATGGATTATGATGGTTACCATCCGCGTTTGATAGGAGATATAATTGGTTATGAGTTTGAAGGTAATGTACACAACACACTCGCGGAGATTTATTTTAAATCCAAGGAAATCACACCTGAGCAATATAAAGAAAGCAAAACATTAACTTTCAAACAGATATATGGAGGTATAGATAAGGCGAACTTACATCACCCTTTCTTTAAGAAAACACAAGATTTTATAGATATTATTTGGGAGGAATTTAATAGTAAAGGACATATAGAAGTAGGAGGATACAGTATAAAAAAGAAATTCCACCCTAAAATACATTCTCAAAAACTATTTAATTATTATATTCAAGCAACTGAAACATATACTAACATTCTTAAGATAAAAGAAATACAAGAATATTTAGAAGATAAAAAAACAAATCTTGTCCTTTACATATATGATGCTTTTATATTTGATTTTGCAAGATCAGACACAAAACAAACGCTCTTTGATTTACAAAATATAGTAGGTGACAAGTTCCCGATTAAAGTGAAGGTAGGTGACCACTACGGGGCTTTGGCGTAAATTTTATATTTATATAGTGGAAAATCCCGCTTTATGAGTAATAGATTATATTGTACCTTCACCACAAAAGACCAACTAGAAGAAATATCCAATAAGATACAGTCTTCTTATGTTATTCTTTTTAATAAAATTTTTATATTAGAAAGTTTGGATGGTGAAAAAATCATGCTTACATACAATGTAGATATGAGAAATTCATCAAATGAATTCGCAGTAGATAATACGATATTAGTTCATAGAAAAAAGCAAACAAATACTTTATACACAATAAACGCACTTAACGAATTGATAAAGGAATTAAATAATGGGGTTTTAGATAAGAAATTCCCCATAGAGTGGGAACATTATAAAAATTGTATATTACTTGTACAATCAGAGGGCTTTAATCGTATAGATACAAAAATTAAAGAAATCATAAATCTTTAGTAGAAACATTTGGTTGGGCCAGAAATTTTTCTTATACTTACATAAGTAATAACATAAAAATAAATAAAAGTTATGGATTTAAATGAAATCAAAAATCGTTTAGCAAAGCTAAACAACAAAGGGGGAGGTGGCTCTAGCAACTTCAAAAACAATTTCTGGAGACCACCAGTAGGTGAAAAATCACAAATTAGAATTGTACCCTACACACACAACAAAGATTTTCCATTCTCGGAATTATACTTTTACTTCGGTATTGGTAAACCAAGGATGATTGCTCTTTCTAATTTTGATGAATCAGACCCAATTTTGGAGTTTGCATCACAATTAAGAAAATCAGGTGATAAAGAAAATATGGAATTAGCTAAAAAATTATTCCCTAAACTTCGTGTTTTTGCTCCAGTAATAGTAAGAGGAGAAGAAGACAAAGGAGTTAGATTCTATGAATTTGGGAAAATGGTTTATCAAGAATTATTAGGTGTAATGGCTGATGAGGATTATGGTGATATTACTGATATTCAAAAAGGTAGAGATATCACAGTTGAAGTAATCCCAGCAGCAGAAACTGGCAAAATGTTTAATACAACGACTGTTCGTGTTAAGCCAAAACAAACACCAATCATCGATGATGAGTCTAAGGTTGAAGGTCTTTTAGAAAATCAAAAGGAACTTGTTTCTTTATTTAAGAAATATTCTTTTGAAGAATTAAAAGGTGAATTGCAAGGTTGGTTAAAACCAGCTGAAGCAGATGGAGGAAAAGAAACAGAAGTAAAAGAAGCTCCTTCTAAGAAAAAACCAAACTTAGATAGTAAACTTGATGAATTGTTTGACTAATGGCAAAGAAAAAAGTAGAAACAAATAGGGACGAACTAACAGGACTTCTTGCTGATTCCCTGAATAAAAAGTTCAATAAGACTCATCATAAAGTAGCTTATTTCCTTGATGGAGGTAAGGACTCACCCACAGATGTCAATGATTGGGTATCCACAGGTTCTACAGTTTTAGACTTGGCTATTTCTAATCGCCCAAATGGTGGTTTACCTGTCTCAAAAATCGTTGAGATAACTGGTCTTGAACAAAGTGGGAAGTCTCTGTTAGCGTCTCATGTTATAGCAAACACACAGAAAAAAGATGGAGTAGCAGTTTACATTGATACTGAATCTTCACTTAATACACAATTTTTACAAGCAATTGGAGTAGATGTTGAAAAAATGATCTACCTTCCTCTAGAAACAGTCGAAGATATTTTCGATGCGATCACAGAAGTGATTTTAAAAGTTAGAGAAAGAAACCCAAACAAACTTGTAACTATTGTAGTAGATTCAGTAGCTGCCGCTACCACTAAAATTGAATCAGCCGCTGATTTTGAGAAAGACGGATATGCAACACAAAAAGCAATCATCCTTTCAAAAGCAATGCGTAAAATCACCAACTTAATTGGACAAGAAAAAATACTTTTAGTATTTACTAACCAGTTAAGGCAAAAGATGGGCGCAATGCCATTTGCTGATCAATATACTACTTCAGGTGGTAAAGCCCTACAATTTCACTCTTCTGTAAGATTAAGACTTAAACAAGTTGGAAAGCTTAAAGAAAAAATCAAAGGAGTAGATGAAGTTGTGGGGTCAGAAGTCGAAGCTATTGTAGTTAAAAATAGAATGGGCCCACCAAACAGAAAAGTCAGATACAATGTTTTTTATAGACAAGGTATGGATGATTTTGGAGGTTGGCTTAAACTAATGAAAAACTATAAAGTTTGCAAACAATCAGGACCCATTTGCAAATACACCGATACCAAAACAGGTGAAATAGTAACATTCTCAGGCAAAGAACTTGAAACACTTTGTAAAGAAAGACCTGAAATTAAAGAAGCTATGTATAGAGATACTTGTGATGCATATATTATGAAGTATCAACACGAAGAAGCTCAAGATATGGACCCAGACATTGAAGTTGATGAAAAAGGTTTATAATGGCAAATACTATATTCGATTTATTAGATAATGTCCAAAAACCGGACAATTTAAACGTTAATTCAAAAGTACTTATTGTAGATGGTTTAAACCTTTATTTGCGAACATTCGCAGTAAATGGAGCTTTAAATGATAATGGTGTACCTGTAGGAGGATTAGTTGGTTTTTTAAGATCTTTAGCATATGCTATTAGAGAAACTAACCCCACTAGAGTAATTATAGTTTATGATGGTGCGGGTGGTTCACAAAGGAGAAGAAAAATATATCCTAACTACAAATCGAATAGAAAACCAGGTAAACGTATTACAAGATGGGATGCATTTAAAAACGCTGCGGAAGAAAAAGAAGCAATGAAAATACAATTCTCTCGTTTACTTGAATATTTAGAAGAACTACCAATCAACGTTATATCAATAGACAGAATAGAAGCAGATGACACAATAGCTTATATCACTAACGACTTATTAGATGAAGAAGTAATAATAATGTCTGCAGATCAAGATTTCTTACAGTTAGTAAATAAAGATGTGACTGTATGGAGTCCTATAAAGAAGAAATTTTATACACCAGAATTGGTGATCAAAGATTATGGAGTACCGGCCCACAATTTTTTAATGTATAAGGTTCTGATGGGAGATAAATCTGATAACCTAGAAGGGGTTAAAGGATTAGGACCCAAGAAATTACCTAAGATTGTTCCAGATTTATATACTACAGATTCCCTTAATCTTGATTTCATTGTGGAACAGGCGAGTAAAGGAGAGGAACCAATGCATAAAAGAATTGTGGAGTCGGAACACCAACTTCAAATAAATGAAAAACTTATGGATTTACATAATCCACCAGTTTCTGCGGAACTAAAATCATCAATAAGAAGATTAATAGAAGCACCAATAAATTTGCTCTCCCGAAATGAATTTGTTATAAAATATACAGATGATCAAATGGGGAATGCCATTCAAACAATAGATTTATGGTTAAGAGAACATTTCTCCAGATTAAATAGTTTAGCAAAAACAACTCATGAGTAAATTAACACAGTACGGGCACGCATTTCAAACAAAAGCTTTAGGCATTCTTATTACAGATCGAGAATTTCTACAACAAATTTCAGACATAATCTCTCCAGATTATTTTGATAATGATGCTAGTAAATGGGTTATAAGAAAAACTCTTAGCTATTACGATGATTATAAAACAATTCCAACAATGGAAGTTTTTAAAGTTGAAGTAGAAGGAATCACCCAAGAACTACAAAGTGTAGCTGTAAAAGATATTTTAAAACAAGCATACAAAGCATCAAAAGCCACAGACTTAACTTTTGTAAAAGACACCTTCCTTGATTTTTGCAAAAACCAAACACTGAAAGGAGCACTTATGCAGTCTGTGGATCTATTAGAATTAGGCGATTATGATGATATAAGAAATTTAATCGACAGAGCCCTCAAAGCAGGTACGGAACGCGATATAGGACATGAGTATTTCGCAGAACTCGAAGATAGATTTAGGGATGAAGCTAGGAGCACTATAGAAACACCTTGGCCTTTAATAAATAATCTACTTTGTGGTGGGTTAGGACAAGGGGATTTAGGTTTAATAGCTGGGGGTCCTGGTGGTGGAAAAAGTTGGGCATTAGTTGCTTTAGGAGCCCAAGCGGTAAAGATGGGATACACAGTAATCCATTACACACTTGAATTATCTGAAAAATATGTAGGTAGAAGATATGATGCTTGTTTCACAGAAATACCTGTAGGAGAAATCACAGATAATAAAGA